GCACTTAAAAGATTCTACGTAGTAAGTGATTGTCAAAATGCTGCCGAAGGGTTTAGTCAAACTTGGTGGCCGCACTTGTGGCGTGTAAAACTTAATCCGTTAACAGACAGTCAAGAGTACAAAGACATACTTGATCAAATCAAAGTCGATGCTCCTGATTGGGATCCGACCAACGGTAACGTAAGTCTTGGTAGTGTACAAAGTACTATCGAAACTTATCAAAATGTAAACAACGCTATTATCAAAGAAGCAGAGAAAGAAGTTCCACTTAGTGGTTATGATATCAGTCACCTTTATATCAAGTCAACAACACCAGATGGTAAGTATCCAGGTGATCCAATTGGTGTAACAGCCGACGGTAACGTAACTGCTGATAGCGACAGTGTAAACACAGACTATGCTATATTAAGTCCGCAGGCTGTGCCGGAGGGATATTTAACCGGAAACGGACTAACACCGAATGGTATGCCAGTAACTGTTGGTATTGCTTTTCCGGATAGTCCATCGGTAGGCGACTATGCACTTAGAACAGATTACTTGCCAAACAGACTGTTTAGATACGACGGGAGACGTTGGGTGAAAATTGAAGATAATGTGAGAACAACACTTACGCCAGGAGCAGACAATACCACACAACGTAGTGGCTTTGTAAACAACACAGAAACATTCACAAACAATTCAGGTAATGTAACAGTAAGACAAAGTCTTAGTGATGCATTAAAGGCTAAGGCAGATAATTAATGGCTCAACAATTTTTTTACGACGGACAAATACGTAGATTCTTAGTTCAGTTTATGCGAATCCTAAGCGGATTTCAAGTTGAATTTGGTAAGAACGCAGACGGTGTGAAAACACTACAAACCGTTCCTATATACTACGGAGATCAAAGTAGACAGGCTGCTACTATACTGCGTAACAACAGTGAAAACGCACTAAACGGTGTGCCAGCCATGAGTGCATATATTTCAGGACTACAATATGATCAGTCGCGTATGCAGGATCCTACACATGTAGGTAAAATAAACCTACGACAACGACATTATGATGTTGAGACCGGAACATACACAGATCAGCAAGGTGATAGTTATACTGTTGAAAGACTAATGCCTGTTCCTTATAAGTTAACAGTAGCATTGGATGTTTGGTCAAGTAACACTGAACAAAAAATGCAGATAGTCGAACAGATTGCAACACTGTTTAATCCAAGTTTTGAAATACAGTCCACAGACAACTATGTAGACTGGACAAGTTTAACATTTGTGCAACTTAGCGACATGTCGTGGAGCTCAAGGACTGTGCCTATGGGCGCAGATGAGAGCATAGACATAGCATCGCTCACATTCGAAATGCCAATCTGGATTGCTAGTCCTGCTAAAGTTAAGCGCCTTGGTGTGATACAAAAATTTATTGGTAGTATATACGACGAGCAAGGCGAATTCAGTGACGATACTATACTAAGCAATCTTGTTGCTCGTGTAAAAGTTACACCACTAGAGTATGGAATCTACTATACCGGAAATCAAATGAAACTGGTTAAGCCAGAAGAGGTCGTAAGTGAATCAGGAGTAATAACCAAAGTAGCACCAACCAAAGAAACTTGGCAAGCACTGATTGAAGTGTACGGTACACTACAAACTGGTACAACAGAATTACGACTAGAGTTAGCAACAGGGAATGAGTTGATAGGGCAGATTGCATATCACCCAACGGATCCAACCATACTGTTGTTTACACCTACAGAAGACACAATGCCCTTAAACACACTAACTGCTGTGGCTAAGATTATAAATCCAATCAATGTTACTGTGGACAGTGATATAACAAGTCCTACCACAGGAACACGTTATTTGCTTACTGATCACATTGGTGCTGAAGGTAACGAAAACTATAGTGTTTGGGGTGATGTTGTAGCCTATGCAAATGACATAATAGAATACAATGGTACACGCTGGATTGTGGTATTTGACAGTGGAGAAATAACATCCACAGAGTACGTGACAAATACCAATACTGGTGTTCAATATCGCTGGACCGGAACAACTTGGGTCAAAAGCGTTGAAGGTTTATATCGAGGTGGCGAGTGGAGTCTGGCTATATAGGTTGTGGTGCTTTAGTTTATAGTAAATCAACTCATAGATACTTATTTTTATTACGTAATCACAAACGGCATGCTGGTACATGGGGACTAGTAGGTGGACGTATGGAAAGCAATGAGTCACCTATACAGGCATTGCACAGAGAAATAGCAGAAGAGATTGGAACAGTTGACTACGAAAAAATTATCCCGCTGGAGAAATTTACAAACGATTCAAATCAATTTGAATATCACACTTATTTGATTGCAGTAGAAGAAGAGTTTATTCCTAAATTAAACAATGAACACAGAGGATATGCTTGGACCAGCATAGCCGATCACCCGAAACCGTTGCATCCGGGTGTTTGGCGTACATTCAGTTTTCGTGTTATAAAAGAAAAGTTAAAAACGCTGGAATCAATCTTTACAGATCACACTCTAATACCAACCCACGAGAACTGATTCTTCTAAAGTTAGAACACTCTAACCATTGAACTGGGATAGTGCCTTTGCCGGTTATGTTAACATGTACAAATTCTACCAATGGATAAGCCTCCATTAAGGTTCTCAAAGCAATACCATAAAAGTCATCAGTTATTACTTCATCTTGTGATTGATAGGCATTTGATCCTGCGTAGATGTTATTGTTGTTACCGTGTGTGTCTTGTCCATCAAACCCGTATAGATAAATTTGTTTATGTCCATCAAATGCAGCCATGTAAGCTGCCATGGCACCAGCATTCCACTGCGGGTCTTGGGGGATCAGATAAAACTTGCCTGGGTGATCAAAGATTTGATCTGAATTAGCATAAACTACTCTAGTATCGCTGTAGTTTGCATTTATTAACTCTTGTGCGATCTTGTCGTTATTGCAAACCAAAAAGTCAGTCTGATAATCTCTATACATGGCGTTACATCCGTATGTTTGTAACTTTCGTTGCTTGAGGATTAGATTGGTATAAAAATCTTCACGACTGATTCCGTTACCAAATACTACTGCTTGCTTTCCTGTTCTATCATTGGAAAGTATAGGTGGTGTTACTGTTTCAGTTTCGTACGTCCATGCACCATTTTCATATGTGGCTGTGGCGTTGATTTCTTCACCTGTGTATGTTGCTCTTAGTTTTTGGTAAAATTGTTGCATTTTAGGTTAGCTCCGTTTGTGATATATAGTATTTATTTAAAATAGTATTATTCGTCTGCGGTCATGCTAACAATATTACCTGGATACTACTCTGGTGGAGTAACATCCGCGGCGTCAGTAATTTCTTGTGCTGTTTATTCTGGTTTAGGGTTTGTGTCTTTTACTGTCTTAATCGCATTATAAAAGTTTGCAAACTTTACTTTTAGATCTTCGTCTGCATCAATAGCATGCCATATTAGATCCAACTGTTCTGTGATAGATGGATACGAAAACGCACGATTTTTATCTACTTCTTTTTCTGCTTCTGTCATGTTTTCTATAAGTTTTGCCATTATGCTATCGCCTGTATATATAAAAATGGTTTAATTGGTGCGTTCCTTGTACCACTGGCACCGGCGCCATCCCACCAGACATTACCATGCAATCTATGGGCATATCCACCACCATAATGTCGATGCACCCCTCTAATAGTTTTTGCACTTGTCCAACTGGTAAACTTTCCGTTTGCGGCGTCATCGCTTGCGGCGTCGCAATCAAAAACCCACTCTACACCAAGTTCTAAGTTCGCATGATGCCAGTTTGTTGATGCATAGTTGGATGCATAGTTTCTAGATGACGGGATAACATCTGTTCCATCTATTTGAACTTTAAAATGTGAAATGCCAGAATAGCCGGTACAATCCCACTTGAAATTGTATCTATATATGACTCTTTTTGTTCCTGCTGGTGGGGTATACGCTACAGAACTACCTGTCATCACTACATATGATGATGTTGATGATTGAGCCGCAGAACAATTTGTAATTGTATAATTGCCAGATAGAACTGATATAGTTGAACCATCACACATACAAGCAATTGTTTCAATAATTTCGCCTGGCCTATATGTGCCTGGAGTAATTTTACCGCTGGTTGTAATATCACCACTGGGGTCAATTATCAATGCGGAATTGGTTATACCACTACCATAACTGTTGCTAGTACCAAAAACCAGTTTAGAACCACTACCTGTATACTGCGCTCCAATTCTTACATGTGGCGCGGCTTGACTTGCCAGATATTTTCCTTCAATTAAAGAAACGTAATTATCAGC